AAAAGTAACTTCAGCAAAATCTTTTAGTGCTGCTGTTATGTCTGATCCAGCTGGTAATGCTTTTAATTGCTGCGACCATGTATTGAACACACGGTTAGCAGTGTCTGCTATTCTGCGATCTGTTACCGCTGCTCCACCACCGGCTTGAAATCCTGCGGCAGCACCAGTTAGTCCACCAGACTTATAGCCTTGTACAGCACCTTTTATTCTGTCCAATGGACCTTCAGTAACAAACTCATCAGCTTTCATAGTATATTTTTACCTTTTTCTATACAATATTTCTCTTACTCTTGCTTCAAAATATTGTTTAATCCTGAGATGATCGGTGCGGGACAAATCATCGGGCACCGGAATATCACTGGGTTGTAGACCTACGTATTCAACTAACACAACCGCTGACCAATTCTTTACCATTTCTGTGCCTGTTTGATCTGTGACCATTGAGGTCTGTCGACAAAAATTGTCGAAAACTGCGTTGGTAATATATCGTACCTTTTTCTCAAACTGTGCTACAGCGTAGCCAACTCTCATATGTCCTAGACTAAACCAAAAACCATTACCACCGCGCAATGACTTGATAAATTGGTCGATGCTGTGATAAATTACTTCTATTATGTTGGGTTGAATTTCATTTATGTTCATCTTTGACACGCCTTATTCCTCGAGTAAATTTAGTGTTATCACCACTGCGTATACTGTTGATCAGTCTACGCTCTAATTCCCCTGCGGTGTCAGAATCATAGTTTTCTCGAATAAACTGTAGTAGATTAATAGCGCCTTGTATTACATTGGCAGCACGAGCTTCGACAAAGTTTTCGCGATCACGTTCACGCTTAAAACTGTCTAATTCAGTTAAGATACTACGAGTACGCTTTTGCAACACAATCTCCCAGATATTATATTTATTACGTGGAAGATTTTAAACCAGCTAACATCTGTTTTAGTTTATTCGAGTTAACGCTTGATGCCGACACCGCAGCGGGTTCATCGGCAGAATTTACTGTCGATGTTGTTTTAATTCTTTCCATTGCTGATGCTGCTACACTACGATATCCAGCGGATTGTCCATCTGACGTTATACCAGGATCAACAATACGCATGGTTTCAACATTATAATCTAAGTCAATCTTCATACCTACACCAGTACTGCTACGAGATTTCATACACTGTATCTGATACTTGCCGCGCTCACGCATGGCTCTACTAGTGAAGATACCAAACACATTATCTGCTGTGTTAATTTTACTGATACCACCTGAAATATGACTATGATCAAACTCTACTTCTTCGACCGCACTTCGATTCAACTGCGACGCAGTGATCATGAGCATGCCTAATTCTTTGGCCAAGTTACGCAGTTCTTCACTTACATACTTGTCTTTGACAAACAAATCATTGGGACTCACTTTAGCCGACACTGGCATCAACAAGTCTAAGTAATCAATCATTACAAAGTCTACACGATTACCGGTTTGAATCTGATATTCTTTCAAATAACTGCGTATGTCGTTAATAGTGCTTTGTGCTGGCAAGTATTTGATACGATAGCTACCGGCTCGCTTACTGGCCACCCTGACCTTTAAGGCAGTGTCATCAATGCTTTTACGAATTTCTTTGGTACTCATGTCATTCAACATGGCATCTGTTCTTAAACTACAAAGTTCCTCACTGAGTTCTAGTGTAACATATACACCATGTAAGCCTTGCTGTAGCCAATTTAATGCTATGTTCATCATAACCAAGCTCTTACCCGAACCCGACCCACCAGCAAATATGTTAAGCTCACCTCGACTGAACCCACCATACATGATTTTGTCCAGCTGTGGCCACCCTGTGCTAACTTGTCCACCGGAATTAAAATAACGATTGATACGATCAGCAGGATCAGCCCAGTAATCTGTACCTAAGTCTTTGGTTAAACTAATCTGTACAGCATCTTTAACCAACTTTTCTACAGGATTAAAGTCACCTTTTTCAATCAAGTCTGCGGCTCGAAGAATGGCACGCTCTAGTTCCTGTTTTTTAGTAAAGCTCTCAAACTCTTCAAGGAACCAGGTTAAATGCCCTTCATCTAAGTTGGGTACTTCAGCTATGTTAACACCAGTTACTGCTCGAACCTGTTCCATAGTAGGTAACACTCGGTGACGGTCTGAGTGTTCGACTATGAATTTAGCTGCTTCACGTAAAGTGCGATCAAAATTTTCAGCATTATAGATATTGCGTACACGCACAAAACTCTGTGCGTCAGTGAGCATGATCTCAAGAAACAATCGTTGTAAATCTACTGAATAATCTTTCATATTAGCTATATAGCTTTCTACGTTTAAGTTCTATTTTAAGATGTCCAGTTTCTCGTGCTGCTAGTATGGATTTCAACACAAATAATCGTCCATATCGTACTACTGCTTCGTTGACATCTTTACAGGTTTCATGCCATACAGGAAAACTCACTGTCCATCCATATTCAAGTGCTCGATCAATTAACCGAGTACCGGCACGGTCTCGATCCGGTACTAGGATAATTTCTCTGTTTAGTGTGTCAATGATATCAGCCTGCTGCTCAGCACAGTCGTTACTAAGTACAGCCACACCATCAATGCTCATAGCATCAAATGGTCCTTCTACCACAATTACAAACTTCGAATCGGACTGCTGTTGATCCATGTTGTATACATAATTAGCCTCATACTGACTGTGGTACTTGGGTTTGATATTAGGTTCCCAAGTTCTAGCAGAGTACCCAATCAGTTCCCCACGCCAAGTAAAAGGCACAATCACACGCCTGTTCAAGTTATGGTCACGACGTTGACTAACTAATAGCGGATAACGATTTAAGTCAATGGCTCTAGATCGACAGTAAGCTAAGGCTACTGGATCCTCATCCACTAATTTGACATCATCTGGTAAACTACGTGGTGTGAATTTAACTTCAATTGCGTCTGGTGTTTCTTCGGGCTCGCCTACTATGTCACGAACACGAACTGCTTCGATTACTAGTCGTCGAATAAGATTTTCATCTGCGCCTAACCAACTGAGCCAACGCCGAAATCGATATCCCAAATGCCAACCTGGGCGATAGGATATCTTGAATTGGCAGTTAAAACAATGATAACTTACACTGCCATCTGGATTAGTCATTAAGCCACCGCGACCACGAGTGTCCGGGCTTTCACCACGATGATGACAACATACTGCGTTAAAACTCAGCCAGCCACTAGGGCTGCGGCGTCGCTTTGAGGGCAGTAGTTGTAATACAGCGTCTTGAACGGCAGTCAACATCTTTAACAGTATATAGTGTTACTGTTAAAGTGTCAATAGTTTAGATTACACAGGAGGCCTCATGGCTCCTAATGTTCTGGGCGCACTAGTCGGCGGAGCAGTAGTAGGAGCAACTGCGGGCCATATGTCGAATGTTATGTTCAAACTGGTATTCGAACTAGTAGCATACCACCCATTGTGCCAAACTTGAAAAGTAGTTTGGCTATTATTGTTGGTCAAAGCTAGTCTAAATCTGGTGGCATCATAAGGCAACACCATGATTTGATTCGACCAATGACCGGGCATGGCTATGCCACCCATGGCAGGGATCAAATATATGGCCATGTTTTGTACATCACCGGTCCATAATTCGCCAGTGAATGTAGGATGATATGTGGTGTTAAAGGCTACACCTGTAGGTAATGTCAGTAAGTATCCGCCAGTACCTGCTTGACCACCAGCGTAGCCCAATTTATAAGTTATTCTGGCCTTGTCGCCTATGCGCTGGCATTCTAATCTTTGTACAGTCCTAGTGCCAGTGGTTGGTTGATTATGCGTCGATCCTAATATAATAGTATTTTCAACTACTGTGTTAGCGATACCTGAACCAGCTGGTCCAGTGGCTCCGGCTGGTCCTTGAACGCCAATCGGTCCTTGTATGCCAGTGGCTCCTGTTGCACCTGGTTCACCATTCTCCCCGGCTGGACCAGGAATTCCTTGTGGACCAGCTTCACCTTTGTCTCCCTGTGGCCCTCGAGCTCCAGGCTCCCCATTGACCGCAGTTACTTGTGGCATGGGTTGGGAGATGGTGCCTTTCCATTTAGCTCCATCAAATGTATACTTGACACCATTTGGTGTGGTGTGTGTATCACCGGCTTGAGGGTTCAGTGGTAAGTTGTTAATCATGCGATTTCCTAAACATTGTTAAACTAGTGTAAATGTGATACCAAACGCTGGATTATAATCAGCTCGTGTTGTATATCCAGCGTCAGTGCCGCCCAATTGAGTAGGCAAGTTAGTGACTTGGTTAGTAACACCGGTACTACTACCAACTATGCTATAGCTTAAAGTAGTAAAAGCAGGTAATCCGCCCACAGTGGCAGTTCTATTTGTACCTCCATTGCCGGGAGATGCTGTACTAGCTGTGTACAATGGACCAGGACTACGAATTATCAGGAAATATCTATTAGCCGGAACGACAAATTCAACATCAGTGACCCCAGTGTAGGTTTGGCCACCAACTACCGAACTTTGTCCAATTAGTTGTGATCCAAATATCGGCGCACTAAAACTGCCTACGGTATTCTCTAATGAACTAACTGAAAATTGCCAACGCCAGGTACCACCAGTTTGTGTAGTCGAAATTCCAAGGCTGGTTGTAGCGCCGCTGGCAATTTTTATTGCCCGGTGTGCGTACATGACTTGTATTATAGGACGAACTGACGCTGTAAAATTACCGCCAGGGTTACTGGCTCCTGCTGTATACCATATGGTATTATTAGTCCAAGCTACTTGTGTGCCTAATGATAATGCCGGGTCACTAATGCCAGCGGATATTAGAATTCGACGTCTGCGTCCAAAATTACTTACAGCAGTAAATGAACTAAACACTTTAGAATCCCGACAACTGCCCTAATACTGTGTAGGTACCAGAGTTATTAAGCACACTAAAAGTTAATGTGTCAATTCTATTAGCATTAGCTGTGGGCAAAGTATTCCCAGACCAGTTTATAGTTTGTGCCGCGCCGCCGATTTGTACACTATTAGCATAGTAAGCAGTTGCTCCTTGAACAATAACCAAAGTGATCGCAGTAGCATAACCACTAGCTAAATTGAGATTAGCAAAATTAGCTGTCCAATTAGCACTAGGCGTGGTGTGTCTAAAAATTTGATTATTAGTACAATCGTGTGTGACTACACCAGTGGCATTAGATAAACTAGTAAATGATTCATGAACACCACTCATTTTACTAGTGCCGGTAAATGTAGGATTAGCAATTACCGGTGATGGTCCTACTGCTGGATTACTATCAACCCAGGCAGCTCCAGTCCAAATATATGTGTTACCATCATCTGTATCGTAGTAAAGTTGACCAGTTACCGGACTAGCAGGCGGTACGCTTTGAACTGCGGCTGCTGCTCGTGTCCATGCTGTATTTTGGAAGGTTCCATCACTATAAGTGATACCAGGCCAACTTACAGGTGCCGGACTAACATCCATAGCAGTTGGTGGCAATTGTAAATTACCACTGGTATCAAAAGTCCAAACCTTATTACCACCGGCATAACTCAGCGCAGAAATCTTAACATTGCCACTGTTCATCATGATGTTAAAGGCATCATTGAAATCAGTAGCATTTGTGTCGGTACCTTGAATATAGATAAATCCAGAATTACCGTTTATATGTGGGAACCCTAATGTTACTGCTTTATCTACTTCTGCTGAGGGCATTTCCATGCCAGATCTAACATAGTTACCGCTAATAGTATCTACTTTAAATAAAAATCTCTTGTCAATATCTATGTCAGGTCTAAGCTGAATGGCATCACTTATGCCACCAATGGTAGATCCATATATATTTCTACCAACCTGAATATTACCCGACCTTAACAAATTAGTATCTGTGCGATAAGTCAAATCAACATCTGCTCTAGGATATTGAGCAGCGGCTCTATCTTCTACAAATACCGGATAATAGGTTGTAGTAAGACCATTGGTATTGACTACGTCGATTCTATCTGTAGGACCAGTGGCTCCAGTTAACCCAGTGGGTCCTTGTATTCCAGTGGCTCCTGTGGCTCCAAGTCCGGTGGCACCCGTGGCACCAACTACTGATCCTACGGTATATACATTGCCAGTATTCAGGGTTACTTGTAAATTGCTGCCAACTAGGGCCACGCCGGTTATGGTTGCGCCGGTTGCGCCTGTGGCACCGGTAGCACCACCGGGTGTTCCCTGTGGCCCAGGTGTACCAGTGGCTCCAGTTAGGCCAGTGGCACCAGTGGCACCGTTTGGTGGTCCAGCCGGACCTTGTGGCCCTGTGGCACCAGTGGACCCAGCTGGCCCTGATGCTCCGGTAATGCCTTGTGCTCCAGATAAATCGCTAACAAACATCCAAGCTGTGCCTGTCCAAAGATATAATTTACTTTGGTCGGGATCGTTTACGTTGCCTGAGTCAATTACAGCAAATTTTCCAGCCTCGGGTACGTTAGCATCGCCGTTCATTGACGCAATACTAGCATATGTTCTTTCAATGCTGAATCCAATGCCACTTGCTCCTGTGGCTCCTACTCCGGTAGCTCCAGCTGGTCCAGTAGCTCCTGTTGCTCCCGTAGGCCCAGTAGCGCCTAGGCCTGTGGCACCGGTAGCACCATTGACACCTGTAGCACCCAATGATCCAGTGGCACCCGTGGCGCCTACTGCTCCAGTATTTCCAATTGGTCCTTGAGCGCCTGTGGCCCCTATATCGCCTGTGGCCCCTGTTGCTCCAGTTAGTCCAGTGGCGCCTTGTGGTCCAGTAACACCTTGCGATCCACTTAGGTCTGTGACGAATTGCCAGCTAGATCCATTATACAAGTACAATTTTCCATTGTCTGGATCATTGACATTGCCGGAATCAATTATAGCAAATGTTCCTGTTGCGGGAAAGTTTGTGTCGCCGTTCATGACGGCTACACTAGCATAAAATCTAGATATAGTGAAACCCATGCCAGTGGCACCTGTTGGACCAACAGGCCCAACGTTACCTTGTATACCAGTGGCACCTTCTGGACCTGTAGCTCCTGTTGGGCCTATGTTGCCTTGTATACCGGTAGCGCCCGTGGATCCGGTAATGCCAACATTGCCTTGTATGCCGGTGCTTCCGGTGGCTCCAGCTGGGCCAATATTACCCTGTGTACCTGTAGCACCAGTGGCTCCGCCGGGTGAACCTGCTACACCAGCGGGTCCTTGTGCGCCAGTAGCGCCCACAGCTATAAGATTACCACCAGGAGTAATACCATCATGAACACGTATGGTTTTGAGTGTGGTGTCTAAGGTAATTTCGCCTAGTGGGCCTGTGTAGGTGCTGCTTACAGCTGAATTGCCTCGTTTTAGTAAAAACTGTGATACTGTTACTGTGGTCATTATATAAGTCCACCATCATAGATTATTGTGCCAGACACTATGGCATTATTATTAGTTGTGGTACTGCGATAAGCCGGTAATACTTCGAGATCTAAAGGCACACCAAAGTTATCGTCTATGTATACAGGTTGTTCTTGGTTATTGTCAGTGCGAATTGTTCTAAAAGTTAACTTGTATCGGCGTTGATCTAGACCATTTGCTATTTCTTTGCTGATCATAAAACTACCACGGCCAAGCTGTAGGTTAGCAAAATTTACGCCAAGACTTTGTATAGTAGTAGAAGCCACTGAGTCTTGAATATCTACTTGAAGCAGATATCCGGTCATGTTTACAGGTTTTTGATCTTGGTTTTTCACAGTAACCTGAATTGGATTATCAATACCTTGATACACGGTAACGGGTCTAGCGTACACGGCACGGTTCCTTGTAGTAAAAATACTAGGGTCCCAAAATTCGGCAACCACAGTGTTCGGATATAAATATGTTTGGATCGCAGTCATATTTTACTATTTATTGCAGGCGTGGAAGAAATTAAACAGCTACTAAGTCAATACCCCTTTATCACTTACCTAATCTACGGCGGCAACGAATACATCGGAATCATACAAAATTCCGATGAACAAATTACCACAATATATGATTATGGCAGTCTGCGCGACGCAGGTCAAAAAAAGAAATTTTTAGATCTAGGAGAACAATGGTGGTGGGAATCTAATCGTATGATTCCTATAAATGTGTTTCTTAAAGCAGATTGGAGCGAGTTCAAGTTTTGTGTAAAAACCATGAACAGCAAAGATGTGGACATACGCATGGGTCCACATATCAATCTTAAAGAAATGGCTGCTAAACGCAGCAAACGCAGATCAATTACTCTGCTGCGTAAGATTTAATAAGTTCATGTGAACCACTACTAGGTGAGCATAAGCTATACCATGTGCTCGTTTAAAGTAGTACTCATCTTCGGACTTTTGCCATATAGACTTAGCTACTTCAGCCCAAATTTGACCAATCAAATGACGCTTGGCCGGTCTTATCACAGCCAAAAACATG